TCCAAACCTAGAGTAAGAGAAACGTATTTTTCTTTATCGGGGTGGGCAGAAGCAAAACTTGAATAATAATCTCCACCTTTTCTTAGACAGGTTACAATGTTATATTCTGACAATACAAGTGCCATTTTGTGGGTGCCAACGGTGGACATATTAGCCGCCATTATAGGCACACCCGACCAAGAAGTTCCATTATTAAATGTCTTGCTGACCTCAAGACAAACTTCTTTTCTTGATTTTACATTGCTTTTCTGGGGAACAATTAAAACATCAGAGTAATCAAGTTTTGGATCAGCATTAATGATCATAGCGGCATATATTACCACCACAATCAAAATTGTCAACAATTATTTTGATTCTTCTATTCTTTTTATGGCATCACGAAGACTTAGCATTTTTTGTGCAAGTTCTTTTGAACTTATCTTTTCTTTAAGATAGTCTTCATATTTTGAGACAATAATTTTTGATTCTCTAAAAAGAACCGCGTAAAGATGATCCATTTTAGAATGATTGTCGCTCATTTAAATTATTTATTCTAAACCATACGTATCATCTTTGATAAATCTTCTAAGATTTGACATATAAAAAGAAGACCAACCCTGTTTTTGCAAATCCCACACTAAAATTCTTCTTGAACCTATAAAACTAAATGCATTTGCTCTGGTGTTTTGCTGGCTTGAAGGTATTAAACCTTCTTCTAGAGTTCCTACAATTTTTGCAGCCCTACCATCCATCTTAAAATATTCTATTGTTGCAATTCCTTTTAATATTTCAAAAAAAACTTCTGTGGGTGATATAAATCCAGATTTATAATATTCTTCGTCGGTTATGACTACTACTTCTGCAAGATAATCTGAAGAAGGATCATACAATTTATCTTGTACTAAATCCTGTCTAAAATCAAAAAAACTAGAAACGGACCCGTAAGTTCTTTTTATATAATCAGCAAACTCTTTATCATTTTCTGGTATATTTTTGTATTTTTCTTTTCTATAATTTGAAGAATTATAATCAGTTTCAGATAATTGCTTTTGATAAGACAGGGAGTTTAAATCTCCCTGTAGAAACTTACTTAAAATTTCTTGTTCAAAATTTTCTTCTTCCATTATAGTAACACTGTTATTAGATCATTTTTTATATGTGTTTCTTTATATTTTAAATCACATGATTGCAAATTTTTTAAAACCCACAATGCTTTATTTTGGTCTGCTTGAAAATAAACATCGTGAAATGGTTTAATTTTTTCATTTTTTAAAGTTTTTAAAACTTTATCCCACAAATCCGTGTCATCAAAATCTTTGTTTTCTAGTTTTACCAAAGATCTAGATAACTCAGTTTTTAATATCATCACTGAAATCCACGTTTTGGGGGTTTAAAATTAGTTAATAATTCTTGTCTGAATGAATCTGGTGTTTTTTGTTGTGGTGCAAAATTTACATTTTCATTCATTTTGTTGTAGTTTTCTGACAAAGGAGATGGCACATTTTTGTACTTATTTCGTAATTCTTTTATAGTTTCTTCTAAAGATTTTTGATTTTTCATTCCAAAATTTCCTTTCAATTATTTATCAATTTCATAAATATTTTTATGGCAATAACCACCCGGCAAGATTTCATAGATTACTGCTTTCGCAATTTGGGTGCACCAGTAATACAAGTAAACATAGATGTCCAACAGGCTGAAGACCGTTTGGACGAAGCTCTTGAATACATGTACGAAAGGCATTTTGATTTCAATCAAAGAGCATTATTTTTGTATCAAATAACCCAGCAAGATATAAATAGAAAATATTTTGATACTACAACTTTAGGCAATGCGGTTGGTGCGCAAGATAAGTATGATCCCACCACTGGTGTAACTAGTGCTTGGCCAGCAGCAACCGACATTAGAACTATTTCTAAGGTTTATAGATCTTCTGATGTTTCTGGAGATTATATGTTTGATCTCCGTTATCAACTTACTTTGTTTGATTTCTTTGGTTTATATTTTAATCAAGGTGGAATGCAAACCGGCCCCATGGCTAGTTACATGGAATCCATGAGTTATTTAAAACTCGTCAATGACGTATTTAATTACCCGGCGTCATTTACATACACAAGAACAACCGATAGACTCTTCCTAGATCAAGATGTTCAAAACATAACTCCTGGAAGTTATTTGCTAGTTGAAGCATATGTTCAAATTGATCCAAATCAATATTCAAAAGTTTGGGACGACCGTGTGTTTAAAAAATATTATGTTGCTCTTTTAAAGAAACAATGGGCTCAAAATTTGATGAAATTTGCCGGGGTTCCACTGCCGGGTGGAGCACAACTCAACGCTGCTGCTCTTATGAATGAGGCATTATCTGAATTAAATCAAATAGAACAATCTTTGTTGAAGACTCAAGAACTTCCACCAGACCCACTAATAGGATAAAATGGCAACCAATCCTTATTTTTCAAATTACCAAGGCGAACAGAATCTCGTTGAGGGAATTACCATTGAGATAATTCAAACTACGGGTTTGGATTGTGTTTATGTTCCGAGAGAATACCTATCAATCGATAGAGTTTTTGGTGAAGATCCGGGATCTTCATTCACAAACTCTTACACGGTAGAGATGTATCTTCAATCATATAAAGGATTTGATGGAACTGATTTGATTTCACAGTTTGGCCTTGAAATAAAAGATAAGGTTATGTTGATTGTTGCAAGAAAAAGATTCAAGGAAGAAGTAACAAACAAAAAACCTTCAATAACAAGACCGCGAGAGGGTGACCTAATATATTTTCCTCTGGCAAAAGCATTATTTGAAATAAACTTTGTAGAACATGAAAATCCATTTTATCCGCTAGGAAAATTGTATTCTTATGCGATAACTGCTGAACTGTTCACCTACAGCTACGAAAAGATCAATACACAGAACAGCGCAATCAATTCTGTTTATACATCAACAAGGGGTCTTTCTGGCTCTACTGTAATACCTCTAAACAATATCTTGGGAACAACTGCGGGAATAAACGATGTATTGAACACGGAATCTGCTGGGTATACGTTTGACCCAAATAACCCATTTGCGGCTTGCGATTAATAAGGAATAAAAAATGTTTGAGTATTTTTACAATAAAAGTTTAAGAAAGCTTGTAGTAGGATTTGGTTCTCTGTTTAACAATATTGTTGTACAGCATTCAAATCCAGATAATATAAATTCACCAATACCAATAAGAGTTCCAATTACTTACGCACCACAAGAAAAATTTATAAGAAGATTATTGGAGCCGTCTTCGATAACTGATGGCACTAGAATTGAAACACAGCTGCCAAAATTAAGTTATATAATAACTAGCATAAACCCAGACAACAGTAGAAGAAGAAATAAATTTTCACCAGTAACATCTTACACATCGGTAAATGGTGAATGCACTTCTACGCCCAATGAACAAATTTTAGAACAAGTTCCCGTAAATGTTCAATTTTCTCTGTTTATTTACACAAGACACATAGATGACACTCTTCAAATTTTTGAGCAAATTATACCATATTTCAACCCAGACCATATAATTACCATGGCATTGAATGATGTTCAGGGTGATGTAAAAATACCCATAACTATGGTTGGAAATAATTTAAGTGAAAGATTTGATGGTGATTTTAGTAATAGAAGAATAAATATTTCATCAATAACTTTTGTTGCCAAATCATATATTTACGGAAAAGAAAGATCTTCTATTAACAATATTAATCCAGATTTGATCGATATTAATCTTGATTTGGACTTTTAATGAATATCAATAAAAATTTAGCTAACTTTTTTAATGTGCCCGCACAAAGTGAAACTAGTAAACCTATTGCTGGTGGCACTTTTGATTCAGCAAGTTTTCAAAAAGATTACCAATATGTTCAACAAAATCTTAAAGATCTTGTCAACAATGGAAATGTTGCTCTAGAAAGTGCATTAAAGGTTGCAACGGAATCTGATAGCCCAAGAGCATTTGAAGTTGTTGCTATTTTGTTAAAGACTATGGCCGATCTTAATAATAACGTTTTAGACGTTCATAAAAAAGCCAAAGATGTTACTGGAAGTAAAGTAGAAGTAAAACAAACAAACAATTCAGTTTTTGTTGGGTCTACAAAGGATTTGCAAAATTTCTTAAATAAAGAGCGAAGCACAGAAAAAGAAGTTGTGGATGTTGAGGTTGTGAAAAATGAACGAAAAGAATAATACT